GGGGCGATAGAGCGTATAACGCTTTCGAGCTCTAAGCTTATGTTCTTCCCAGACAAGCCCCACCAATTTAATGGTATTTATGTCTGGACGCCGTAGCGTATTGGATGCGAGGTTCGCGACGTGAGCCCTTGGGGTCACTATGGCACGACGAGTCCCATCACCGTACTTACGTCAGGGTTGATGGTTCCACCGGTCTTGTATTGGACGTTATCACTACCATCTATTGCGTTGTTAAAGGCTGTGAATTGCCTAGACAACACAAAGAACCTATTTGTACTTAAGTCTCTTACCCCGTAAAAGTAAGACTCAAAAGTAACCCTGATTCGTCGTCCTGGTGGTAACACTATTGTGTCTGCAGATAATAAGCTTGAATTGACCTGGCACCAGCCGAGTAAATCCACTTCGAATGGCAGCTCAAGGTTAGTACCAAAAAGTTCACAGGTTATACGGCCTGGAACGTCGTTATAAAATCTCAATCTCTGCAGATACAAAGTGTCGTAAGTAGGTGTGGCCTAGTTGACTGAAGGGTTGAGGAACTTCAACTTGTACTTCATCTTCACGTATCCAACATTAACAGCTGCAGCAGCCGTAAGGGTGCGATTGATTAACAGTTGGTCTGTTGCAAATCGCACAGAGCCTGCACAGGTGGTGCCAAGGTTGGTAAGCACCGATGCGGCATGTTGAACATCGTACTGTGGAAGACGATTAGTTTGATTCTTCAAGACGTGCAATTTTATGCTTTCGTATGCGGCAGCGATTTGACAGTTCAAGTTACCACTAGCCATTGCTTCTGCACTAGTGTCCAATGTAACTGAATTTGGATCTGATTCATATCGTAATGCCACGCCACCAGACGTTGTTACCGCAGTAACTGGTCTGTATTCCAGCCACAAATCTTCGACGATGAATTTGTCGAAATTCTGAGCATATTTTCCAATAAATCTGGTCAGATTGAGGGCATTGATGCGGGTAGTTGCATCGGCGGCCTCAGCAGTGAAGCCGATTTGTCTCATCCAAGATGTTGCTGGGGCAATTCCTGTTGTTGCAAAAGTGGGGGATATGGCGAGGATTATTTCCTCGTTTTCCAAACCCGCCCATCCTGGCCCATATGTCATCTTGGGAGCACCGGTTCCCTGTTGCTTACGCACGAGTGCGTTGCTGGATGTTGAGTCGCGTTGTCTTGGTTGTCGGTTTGAACGTTTTGCGCCGCCGTTCGCGGGTACGGATCTACGGCTATTGCCTCCTTTACCTTGGTTTGATGCCATGGTTAGTGAAGCTGCGGATAAGGTTCCTCCCCATATCCGCGGATCCGTTCAATTGTAGGCGCTAAAATGCCTGTTCGTTCAAAGCGTAGCTGATCTGCTATGGAAATACCCCAAGTCATTTGGTATTCCATACGTGCTAGTGGGCTGGGTGGTATGAGTTGCACGCGCTCTGGTTTCATATATTCTAATTTAGCCCTATAATGATTCCCGGTAATCATGTAGCCAGAACCCATTTTGCTCAATGTATCTCCTATGAACTGTCCAATAGGCAGTCCTACACCAAGTGACATTTCACACAACCCTATCGAACGCAAATATTTACCCTTAATTTTCGGGGTAATAGTGCGGATGGCCCATGGTAACCTGGCCATCAATCTAAACGGGTTGCGGACAAGCCGCCATTGTTTCCCATCGAACACCGGTCGGGTTTGACAGAATTCAATTTCTCGAAACTCCTTCGTCACTTTCTCAATTTTGGTCTTCATTCCAAATTGCGCAAAATGTTCCGGACTAGCTTGAACATCCCCCTCAACAATAACCACACTATCATCTCCGTCGATGTAATAACATGCCTTCCAGTTGTTATACTCGACATAATCGCGCAATAATGCGTAATTTATCAACGAATTGCCGAGTCCGGTGTTTTGGTCTCCGGACATGCGAGTGCCACGTGTTTTGTACCATGTTCGGTGTTTAGTGCAACCCAAGTTGTTAAGCTGCATATTGAGCAATGTCCGCAATTCTGCAGTATGCTCCCGATCAAAGCAATCAACGTAGAACCCATGTTCAAGTTTAAGCAATTGTGTGCTGACATGAGCATCGAACTTCGAATGGTCAATGCAAATCACTGTTGGGTTATGGAAATGTTCAAATTTCGCCCTGAGGTCCTGTCCGCGCTGCGTCAAATTCCGACTCTTGGCAAAGATCGGAGTGTTTGAAATGTCCGTGTTTTTGTACACAGCGGCCTCCACTGGATGTAAATACGTGGCTAGCCGAAGACAGTAGCGTTTGTTACGGTACTGTATGCATCTGGGTGCCCCATAGTCAACAAGCTCGTCGATGTCAGCATGAGCTTTGTCAGCCTTTAGGAACATTTTCACCAACCCATCTTTCTTACTGATTGGTTCCTTTTCCAGACTTTTCTTCGCGGATATTAGAAGTTTACGTTTGTTGCCAGCACTGTGGTTTATTACAGTATCCTCGCTTACTGGGAACAATCGTGTTAACAGGGGCCTGAGGTGTTTAGCCAAATCACGTGTCGATGTGTACCTCATTCCCGTGTCCAATTGATGTCGTTGTTTCAAAGCCACCAATTCATTGCACACACAGCCCTTGTGTGTCCAAACGAATGTGTTGTTAAGGTCGTTCACGGTATAATCGAACAACTTGGTGACTTTACGTTTGCATTTGCAGACGCTTTCCCTGGCGTTAATCCAACTGCCTGGCAAGGTTTCACTTGCCCCAGGTTTATTATTGACACAGACAGCTGGCAGGGTGCGGAGTTCCTATTTGCGGCGCCCGGTCATACGATAGCATGTTTTGGCTATCCATCCTGTACGACCGAAGTTGCCCTCTCCGAAGCACTGTTCATGCTTCTTCATCTCCGCCAAGGCTTTCTTATCCTTGTACTGGGCCCTGACCCGTTGCTCGCATGGGGGTATTGCCATCGCAGCAGCAACTATGTTGATTTTCATTTCATAGAGCTGCTCATGACTAAAATTCTGCAGGTCGTAAGTGTTGAGATGCTTGCTTAATTTTGTGTGCATGCATTCCCACAACTCTGCCGTCCGCGGTTTGAATGCGAACTCATCCTGCAGATAAGCCAATAACCCTGGGTCCACCTTCACTGACGGGTCGAGCCGCAACCTCCTCTTCTCCTGTTGCTTAACAATCCTCTTAACTGGTATTTCTTCGGGGATTGTAGCGAGTACTGGTTTCTCACTCTGCTTGACCGGTCCGTACTTAAGTGTAACGACATATGATGGACCCTTTGCGACTGGGAGATCACGAGGTTTGGCCTCGCTCGCGTCTCCTTTCTTGCTCTCAGCTAGGTTGGTAGATGCCACTGCTTCTCCAGTTACGGAAGAAGGAGCAGCAACGGTAGCAGTAGAGACTTCTCGAGTTGCCTTGCCAACCGGATTCGTGCGTGCAGGTTTCTTCTCCACCCCTGCATACAGGACCGGCGCACTCTGGGCACCTTTTCCTTTCATACCACTGTTGCTCAAGTCGCTTTTCTTTGTTAAAGGCTGCGACGATGCTCTTGCTAGAGTGGACGGCTTTCGCCCAGTCTGCATAGTGGGTTTCTCCTTTGACCCAGTGTCGATGGTGTCGGCGGACTTGGTGTTGGAAATCCTGCTTTGCTTTCTTACGCAATTGAGCTCGCGTTGCAGGATCTCCACCTTTGCTTGAAGCGCTAGGATGCGCTCCGAGGCATCGTCCTTCGTCATTCTCCAAAGATCCTGACTCGACCAGCGATGTTTTGAGTGCAACGGAGTTTGCTGACTTCTCCGCACTCTGGCATTTCCCGAGGGTTTGTTTTGACCTTTCGGCTCCGGAGTTTTCCTCTCCGTGGGTTGTTGGGGTTGCCCACCCCCCGACACGCGTGTCGGTCCGCGCTTCGTCGAACCCCGGTGAGGTTTAACCAGCTGTGCTTCTACCTTCACAGCCCCATCACGGGAAGTTGACGGACTTTGTATGTTTTTAGATGACATAGCAACTACTTTTGGGTAATCTTCTTT